TTTCTACAGGATATGTCCAATTTAAACCATTATTTCCAGATGGTGCACAAACTGGAATACCAGCATAAAGTGCATGAAAAGCACGACCAGTTCTCCATCCAGATGTTTTATGCTTACTATCATAAACAGTTAAACATCCTTTATAATTTCTATAAAATTTTCTTCGATCTTTTTGTTGTGGATTTTCAATAACGTTTATATTAAAATCAGTCCACTCTTTTGGTTTTCCTGATATCTCAATATTCGGTGATTTTAAAAATTCTTTGAAGTATTTTGTTCTTCCATTTGGTCTTCCGATATAAACAGTTTTATCTATATCACCATTTGAAAAAGATTCAAATGACATTCCATTCGCCATTGGTAAATCTACAACTCTTACACCTATTGGGCATTTAAGAATTGTTGAAACTTCTGCAGAGTTGGTTGCGTTTGCTGCGACTACCCATCTATCCCATTTTTCATTTGGTAATAACTCCCAAAGAAATGGTAAATCAGGATCGTCGTTAATGAATATTATTTTACCAGAATGTGACTTAATCAGTTCAACTGTTTTGTCCCAATCTTTTTTATAGAATTGTAAATTTGTTCCACCAAATTCTAATATAAGTATATCACAATTTGTGTATGTATCAACAGATGTAAATCCATCTGCTGCTGTTGCTTCTGTTGGTGTTGAAAAAGGAATTATTGAATAACCAGATGCGAATAAGTTCTTAAAGAGTGCAATTCTTTTTTCTACCCATGCGCCACGAACACCAGATTCTTTATTTGTTAATCCTATCTTACCAGATACTCTCCGATAACCAAGTTTTAATCCCTTGTTTGAAGAATTAGCAGTATAATACCAATCTAGTGCTCGTTCCTCTCCTAAAAATTCATGGAGAGACATGGTTAAAAAAATGCTTCAAGTGAAGATTTATTTGCTTCAGGATGGTATTTGTATAATATTTCTTTACCTAATTTAGATGTTAGATAATCATACCATTCTTGATCTTTCCACATATTTTCTGAAACTCCATTCCAAAGTTCTCTTTGTAATGGATGGTCTTTATTTCTACGTCTATCCTCAACGTAATTTTTTCTTGTTAATTCATAATTCCAAGAGCCAAGTTCTAACATCTTTTCTCTGAAATAACAAACGAAAGAAATACGTTCTGCTTCAGGATCTTCAACAGTCATTTCAGTATTCCCATGAATACCCTCGTGATTGTTAATTAATAATAAATCTCCTGGACGTATATTTACAGCAACTTTGTATTCTGGCAGTACTAGATAACCTCCTTTGTACTTACCATTGTTTGATACTACTGTAAGATTACTGAATCCTTCATTTAAATCACCAGCATCTCTATGTGCTGCTGTTCTAAAAGTTTTATTTACAGTCGCTGTAGTAAATACAGTTCCTGGAATAATAAACTTTGGATCCATTTTATCACATGCTTCTTTTTGTTTCGCAAAACGTTCAGGCAGTAATTGTTTAAAACCATCTGAAAGTTTTTGTAAGAATGGGAACCCCATAGCAAATTTCTCAGGATTCTTTTCAGTGAAAGATGTTGCTCTTCCATAAGGAATACGAGGATATCTATCAAAATATCCAGCAATACCAGACCACACTGCTTGTGCGTATGAAGTTGTTGAAGTCAATTTAGACTTTACTCTTATTGCTTCTTTTACTATTTCATCACGAGGTAATGATTTTATTTCATTTAACCACTCTTCAAAGATAAATCCTTCATCAGTGACTTTATTCTTAAGCCAAACAGATCCTCTGTTTCCTGCTGCTGTTTTATCTTTGTTTTTATATTTTTCTGTGATTGTTGTTATAGGATTAGAACCATCAAGTGTAGTTTCATACTTAGATAATGCTTCAAGCATTTCTTCTTGATATTCCGTCACCCAGTCACGACCACCAAGTTTTGAACCTTTTGGTCCTGCTGCTATGCCACGATTTTGTGTTTCGACTGCTGCTTCTCGAAGACCTTTATATGCTAAGTCTTGTTGCTCTTTCGTAAACCAATTTTTTCTAAACTTAAACAGAATGTTTTTCTCGCTGTTTATCCCATCTACAGATGGAGCATAGAAATCACAATCATATTCCACCAAAGTGTCATAGTGTGAATGATCTACAAAAGTCGCAAGCAAATGCTCACAATCAACTTTAGTTGCTGCGGTTATCACTTTTGTTGTCATCTTTTTTCCTTTATGTTATTCATCGAATTTAAACGATGATGTTGTTTCTGCCTTTATTCTTTCACCTATATTTCCTTTATCAAATACAGGTGTAGAATCTCCTGCGTCAGCTAGTGCCATATGTCTTTTCATATGTTCTGTTTCAAGATTATAGACTTTCATCTTGTTTCTTTCAACACCAACGACAAATCTTTTATAATAATTAGGATCGTTATAACGATTCTTTAATTGTTTTACACTTGCTATTCCTTCTTTAATCATATCTTCAGTAGCAATAATCGCAAACATAAAGTCAGCTGTTGCTGGAAGACCGAATGATTCAGAAGTATCTTCTAATCCTAAATCAGAAGAAGTAAATCCTTGTCTTGTTGTTTGAGTAGCAGTCATTATAGGTAAATCATATTGTACTGCTAGTCCTCTTAATTCCTCTGCTATGCTCTTAATAACAGTGTAAGAATTATTATTTCCACCATATTTTAATCTAGCAGAAACACATAGATTTAAATAATCCACGTAAATAACATCTGGTTTAAAATCTTTTTTCATTTTTAGTTCATCAAGTAATGATCTAAAATGACCAACATGGGCTGTTGCTGTAGGAAACTCTTTTATAACAAGTTTTCCTTTAGTTTTTTCTTTTACTCTATCAACACGTAAAGTAAAATCTATTTTCTCTAGGATTTTTAACTCATCCATAGTGACATTTAATAAGTTTGCATCAATACGTTCAGCAATCTTTTCTTCAGACATCTCTAGAGTTATATAGAGTACATTAAGATTATTCATTAAATTTGCTGATGCAAAATGACATAAGAATAAAGATTTACCAACTCCTGTTCCTGCTAAGGCAACATTCAAAGTTTTATTACTTACACCACCACGTGTAATAGTATTAAACAAATCTATATCAAATGGTATTTTTTCTTCTGTACGTTTATAGAAATCAAAACGATCGTCTGCATTTTCAAGATAATCATGACCAACTGATTTGTCAAAAGAAACTGAAAGTGCATCAGATAATAAAGAAGGAATACTATCTTGTTTTCTTACTTTATCACGACCATCTATAATTTTAATACTATCCATAATAGAATTATAGACAGCTTTATCTTTACAGAATTTTTCAGTTGCGTCAACTAACCACTTAGAATTTATATCTTCTTTATTCTTTAATTCTTTCGTATAAGCTTGTGCTTGTTGATAATCAGTTTCAAATAAAGTTTTATCATTACCAAGTTCAATATCAATAACTTCAACTGTAGCTGGTTTATTAAATTTAATAAAAAACTTTAGTATTTGACTAGCAATTGCTCTTTCAATTTTATCTTGAAAATATTCTTCACGTAAATGTGGTACAACTTTACGAGCATAATCCTCGTCATGAAGTAAATTTTTAAGTATTGTTGTTTCTATTCTCATCAGTTTTAGTTTTTTTTGTATATGCTTCCATTTCTTCGCTACCACCTCTAAACAAAATAGTTTTATTTCTAGCTTGTTCTTCTATACAAGCCATAAGAAAGTCTCCTAGATGTCTTTCAAGTAATTGCTTACTTTCTGGTATCTCTACATTAAATGGATGTAATGATTTTTCTACATTAGCATCATACTCGTAGAATAATTTAATATTACCATCTGTTTGATTCTCAAATGATACTTTACCAAATGATGCAACTACGTTTTCAAGTATTCCATTTTTAAATCTAATTTCATTAGATCCATACTTACCTTTATTTTCTAAAGTTTCATATGGTGGTACTCTTACTGGTTGTGATTTAAGATACTCATCCCTTGCTGCTTCATATAATTCTTTAGATTGATATGAGTCAGGATTAATAAAAGGAAATAAATTTTCCCTCGTAGCAGGTATTTCCGTATTATTCGGATTTTGTTTTTGTTTTTCGTCCACCATCTTTTTTATCTTCTGGTTGTATTTCACTTACTTTATCTGATAGTTCGATAGTAGATCCATATCTGAATGCTTTTTGAGTATATTCATTTATTCTATCTAATATTTCTTTTGTAAAATACTTTTCAGGATCTTCTTTAATAGCTTTACCAAATACTTTGGTTCCACCAATATCAATTCTACCACCCTCATCTTTCCATATACCAGCATCAACTGCAACGTCAATTAATCCATAGTATCTGTCAAGACCTTTTTCATACGAAAGTTTTATTTCAGCTTTTAAAAACTCTCTTGTAAATCTAGATTTTTGTAAAGTCGCTTTTACAATATTACCAACTACATTTTTTTCACTGTCTCTGTCTTTTGTTTTAGATAGATACACAATTGTGGATGCAGCATATTTTAATCCAGAACCACCACCCATTTCTTTAGTTGGTACATAAGCCCCAATTACATCATATGTATGGTTTGTGACAATCATAGGAACTTGTATTTTAGATAATCTTAAAGCGAGTACTCTAAAAGCACCACGAATTAATTGTGCTCTTGTCATATCACGTGTATCGTTTCCTTCAATAATATCTTTTACTTCTTTTTCAGTTGAAAGATTACCAAGAGAATCTAATACAATCAAAATAGGATGTCTTGCGTTTAATGGAACTTTATCAATATTATCACAAATCTTTGTAGCTTGATTTCTAAATTCTTGTACTGTTGATACAGGTATTAATACAAATCTCTTAGGATCTATACCTCTTTCAGCAAGCATATCTTTAGTAATAGCACCCTCTGTTTCAAAGTATATAATGCCTGCTTGTTTTCCTAATTCTTGAAATGTTTTACAAATTCCTAGTGTGAAAAATGTTTTTCCACTTGATGGTTCTCCTGCTAATGCAGTAATTTTGTTTGCTGGCAATCCATCATAGATATTACCAGATAATAAAGCATTGAATATATAAGATCCAGTATCTACAAATGATGTAGAATCTCCGACTAAATCACCATCAGCTGTACCAGCATATTCGTTATTAATATCTTTTATTACGTCTTTTAAAAAATCAGGCATTTGTATATTTCTCCCTTTTATTGATTGTATCTTGTAATTCAACAATGTCTTCTTCTATTTTTGTAAGATTATAATTGTTTTTTAGATAGTTAGTTGATTCAAACTCGTGTTCGTTTTGAAGTTCTTTTAATTCTATTTTTAATTCTTTTAAGGTTTTCATAATATTTTTATGGGGTATAGGTATATTATACCCCATTTTTAATTGCAAGTAAAGATGGGATTATAGAGATTTAACTTTATACTCAATCACTATAAAAGATCTGAATCTTCCTTGATCTAAAAATTGTTTGTCATAAACAACTTTATATTTTGTCAAAGATTGTTCAAATGTTTGGTTTTTCTCGGTTGACTGATACTGACGATTTACTCCGTCTTTTGTACTTTCAGTCGTTGACAATGTTTCTTGCTTTGTTAAGCTGTTTGATAATACATCGGCAACAGAAATTTTAGCATTTAATACTGCTTTTGATTTTGATAACTCCATGTCTGAAGATACACCAGAACCACAGCCATATAATACTGCGTCAGTAGATTTAAATTCATTACATACTAATGCTGCAACTTTAATTAAATCTTCGTTTCCGTCAACTGATGCTTTACCATCTAATTTTGATAAATTACCAGCACATGCTCCTAAGAACATTAACGAGCCTATTAATAATATTTTTTTCATATCGTTTCCTCCTTTCTATCTAGCAGATGTACCACCAGCAACTCTTTGTAATAAAAGAGAAGACATTAGTACTATCATTGTTTCACCAAGAGGTGATGTAATCAAATCTTTTATTAAAGAAGAATCATTTTCACCAGTTTTTACTTCTTCGTGGCATCGCTTCACTTCATCTCTGCCAATAACTACACCATCTTTGGTTCTTTCTTGACTTTCATAAATGCAGGAATTTCTCGGACCAGATTGTCGATTAATTCTATCTGCATCGTACCCATACGCATTGCCATTAATATAAGCTGTGACAAATGCATCTGAATTGAAAGATCTTACTATTGCTTGTGCGTTCACTGCTTTCGCAAGGAAAAAACTAAGCACAAGATAGAATACAGTTAAAAAAATAAATCTTTTCATATTAATTAACGATTAGTCTTTCTTCGTATAGGTATAACTTTACCTCTAATTTTAGTTTCTTGCTCAATAGCACTTGATGCTTTTAATATATCTTTTTTAATTAGATTAAGTCTAGAAATTGCTGCAACAGGCATGTCAGATTCGACATAATCTCTTACATCATCTAGATCTTCAACAAGTTTATGTGTAAAAATTTTATTATATAACATATACATTATTTTTTATAGATATAATAACATATCAAAATTGTTAAAATAATACTAACAAAAATCGTTAAGTCTGTACTACTCATTTTTAAAAGATGAGTACTAACAAAAATCGTTAAGTCTGTATTACTCATTTTTTTTATCTCCAGTTGGTATAAAATATTCTTTTAACTTATCAACTGTTAAGAACACTCCTGGATTTTCTTCTCTTGTTTTAGACCAGCTTTCAGTTTGATACAGTTTTACTTCTTCCCAATAATTAAGCAAACCAGTTCCTATTTTATCTGGACTAGTAATTATAAAATTACCAAAAGATACTATTTCATTTGCTATCGAAATTGTTGTGTTTTCATACCATTCTGTAATTTCATCTTTAATTTTCTTTTCAGTTGATATAGCAGATTTTGGCATAAAAGTTAAAAGTAATACTAATATAATTGCAAATATAACTGCACCAATTAAATCTTGCTTATGAGATAAGTGTTTTGATATTTTAATTTTTGGTCGCCAATCCCAATCTCTATTAGTACTCATCTTTTCTTTATTCTCAAAAGATTCAGAATTAACTTGTTTAACGTGCGATTGTTTTTTATAATTAAAAGATTTAGTGTCCATTATTGTCTATCCTTAGTCATTTGTTTTGTTTGATATAACAACTCAGCCATTATACTCTTAGCCATTTGTTGCATTGAGTCTTCCATCTCAGCTTCAAATAATTGTTTCTTACACTCACGATCGCAACTATTTGGCATCAAATTCAGTACCATATTATTATATGTTGTGTTTTTACGAGCAAGACTATGCACTGTAAAAATCACACAAAACACTAATAGAATTTTAAATATAAGTTTAAACATATTGTGTTTCTAATTGATTAATATAAAACGATCCAAGTGTATAGTTGAGTAGATAACTCGGTTTCATTATAATTTGTTGAGATGTTTTATCTTTTACTCTCATATTAATTAATTTTAATTTTGTAGGATCAATTTCATTTAAATTAAAAATAATTAAATGATCACCTTGTAAATGATTAATATACAAAGCTGGTTTATTAAATTGTTTTGAAATCCTCATTAGATTGTCATATTTTTTCTTTTCAATCATCAACCCTTTTAATATAAATGGATGTAATTTCTTTTCATTATGTTCATCGTATAAACCAAAGGTTCTAGTTTTTAATTCAGCTATATGTGTCTTAGATACAGTATCATATACAGAATATCTACCAGTCACTAAAGTAAATTCACCATATAATTTGTTAATAGCTTCAACAGAATTAACTACATTAAGAATATATACTTCGTTTCCATTATTGAAATTTGTTTTTCGAGTTATGTAATTTGGTTTAAAGATAGTTTTTTTTACTGGTAGATCTGTGTCAATATATTTCATAGTTTATTTTATTGTGTCTAAGTATTTTATTGTTGTACGAATAGCATCAGCATAACCACGAGCATAATGTAATTCTTGATATTCACTATCAGCAAGATCACCCTCTGCTTTTTTAGTTTCAAGATATTCAACGTCTTTTAATGTGTCTATTAATATATTTGAACACACATCAATAGCAGTTAATATATCTTCAGTTTTTAATATACTTTTATTACTCATACACCCTATATTATACCATATTTTTTATTAAAAGTAAAGCTTTCTGTAAAGAAAAAAGTTAATAAAATCAATGGCTTATTTAAAAGAAATTTTCTAAGCTACTTGTTTCTTCAGTTTTCCACCCCAATGGTGTAGTCATTAACTTTAAAGCATCTAAAAATACTTTTTGAAACATTGTATCATAATCAATATATTGATCTACTTTAAATTCACTTGGTAGTGTATCTAAAAAAGCAATTACATTTGTAGATTGTAGAGGATTTGGTGTTTTAAGATGTATGAATTTAATTTTATCGCTTTCTCTTATAAGAGCAATTTTCTTCGCTAGTTTCATTTTATTTACAAAATGATTATGCATTAACGCACCACGAGTATGCATTGGTGTTGATAGTTTATAAATCTTTACAGAATCAGCATATTCGTTTATACCTTGACATGATCTAGGGAATGCAATCTGTTCTGGTCTTAAACTATAAAATTCTTTTTTATAGTTGTTAATGAAATTAAATAATTCATATTGATTGCCATATAATATAATAGGAAGAGCATCTTTAAGCTTTTTCCTTACAATCATAGGTGTACTTGATTTAACAATTTCTAAACCCATTATTTTAAATTTTGGTGTACTATAAGAAATACCCTCTTGATCTAATACTGAAAGAATATATCTTTTCTTAGCAGTCCATATTGCTCTATCAGAAATACTCTCTCGTTTCATTATCATTTTATTCTTAGCATTATGACGTTTTGCTAATTCATCATAACAAGTATTAATATATGGTATGATTTTATCTTGACAAATTTTATCTATAAATGCTACAATCTTTGATCTATCAGGTACATCTAAGAATGCTTTCTCTACTATTTTTTCAAAATTTACATAAATTGAATCTGTATCAACTGCAATAATATAATCTTTATTTTCTGTTTTTAAAATTTTGTTCACATAATCATTCATCTTATTGTGAATCCATTTTATAGCAAGTTGTCCACCAAGTGTGATTGCTTCAGCCATACGTATGTCGAAATATCTAAAATGTTCATTACCTATCGCACCATAAGCACTATTCAGGGCGATCTTATAAGCCATTTGTTCGTTATTATATTTTGATATAACTTTTTTAAGCTTAGGATCTTTGGTTGTTTGAAATTGTTTTTCAGCTTCTATTAATTTCTTTTTAGCAATATCTCTTTGAGCATAAAAAGTATTCATAATATTAGGAAGCATCCCCTCAATTTTATTTGTATAAACTGAACCATTTACAGCAACAGTTTCATCATCTTGAAACTCAGCTGGATTGTTTAGATAATGATCTACTCCTGATTTGTAAGTTTTATTTTGAATTGTTTCTGGCGAGATATTATAATGCATAATTAAATGTGGATAAAGTGAAGTTAAGTCAAACCCAACAACCCATTTATGCATTCCTAAGATTGGATCTTTTACATATGCTCCTTCAAATTGTTGACTTTTTCCTATTGGCTTTTTAGGTGGAATAATAATATTTTTTTGTATAAGGTGGTTATGAATAATCATATCCCAAGTTCTTACTTGAGAATAAACGTCAGTAAAATTAACTTTCGCTTTATATGCAAAAGTGACAATTAATTCTAAAAGACGCATTTTATCTTCTAGTTGAGTAATTAATTCAGTATCTCTTATGTTATAATCAACAAACTTATTCCAGTTCTTTGTATAAAATTCTTTAAATGAAGCATATTCACTATGATCTAATTTAGTCACACCTAATTCATCTTGTGCTATATCAACAAGCTTATAAGATTCTTTATTCGTATAAGTATATTTCTTATACAAACTCATATAATCTAAAAGGGATGTTCCTTCAAAATCAATATATGTTGTTTGTCTATTTCTTACTGAAACTGTTTTAGATGAAATAAAAGACCATGGACTTAATTTTTTAGCAGTATAATCGCCTAGCAATATCTGAATTCTTTTATAAAGATAAACTGTATCAAATGCACCTACATTCCAACCAGTAATAATATCTGGACAATTTTTATGCCACCACTTAATAAAATCATCAAGCATAGCATTCTCATCAGGGAAAGCACGATATTCAACATCTGTACGTTCTCCTGTATATTTTTTTAATCCCCATGTGATGATTTTTTTAGTATGAATGTCTTGTACTGAAAGAAGTATAATAGATTCAGTTGGATTATTTACATCTGGAAAACCATTCTCAGTTGTTGTTTCTATATCTAAAGAATAGATTCTTATTTTGTAATAATCAAAATCTAAACTTGCTTCAGGATATGCTTGATTAATATATTGATGAGTGAATGAAAGCATTCCATGCACGTCAAAATTAGAGATTGTTTTAAATTCTTCAAAAAATGTTCTTGCGTGTTTCATAGAGTCAAAATTAACTCTATAACAAGGTTTTCCGTCTAGTGTTTTGTAGGGTGTATCACCAGTTCCTTTGGTAATATAACAGTGTGGTTTAAAAGGGATTCGTTCTTGGATTCGAGTACCAACATCAGTGACTGCTCGAACGAGCACATCGTTGGCTGTAGTGGAAACGTTAGTGTAAAAATTTGTACCTATTTTAGAATTCATTTATTTTTTCTCGCGAATATATCGCAACCTTTTTATTAAGAGTGGTGTGCCACATTTGAAGGCACATAACAAATTTCTTCAATTCTAAGAAGAAGAAGATAAAGGCACACCACTATTTACTGGCAAGGATTTAGCCCTCTCAGTAAATTCTTTAATTAGTTAATTGGTGACAATTCAGATTTTCTTACTGGATTTTTCCAATTAGAATATTTGAATTTTGTACCATATAAAGCTTGAATACCAGCAGCAATAATTGCTCTTGTTGGTGTTCCTAGTCTGTAATATGTTTTACCAGCAACTTTATTGCCATAAATCATATGACCTTCTGCTCTTAATGTG